TGCCCTCCATCGCCGAACGCATCGCCCGCCTGTCCGACGAGGACCGGCGGCAGGTTATGGACGAGTTGCGCCCCGCCGACCTGGCGACGATGGACGTCAATTGGATGTTCTGGAGCCGGCAGGCGCAGGCGGCGCCGGAAGGGGACTGGCGGACATGGCTGATCCTGGCGGGCCGCGGCTTCGGCAAGACGCGGGCGGGCGCCGAGTGGGTACGCGGGCTGGCCGAGGCGGACGGCCGGCTGCGCATCGCCTTGGTCGCGGCGACGAGCGCGGAGGGCCGGTCCGTAATGATCGAGGGGGAAAGCGGGCTGCTGGCGATCGCGCCGGAAGGGATGCGGCCGACCTATGAGCCGTCGCTGCGGCGGCTGCGCTGGCCCAACGGCGCGCAAGCGTTCCTCTACTCCGCAGCCGAGCCGGAAGGGCTGCGCGGGCCGCAGCACCATCATGCCTGGGCGGACGAGATCGCCAAGTGGCCGGAGGGCGAGTCGGTATGGGCGAATCTGACCATGGGCCTGCGGCTGGGCGAGCGGCCGCGGATCGTGGCCACGACGACGCCGCGGCCGGTGCCGCTGATCCGATCGCTGATCGGGGCGACCGGGGTCACCGTGACGCGGGGGCGGACCATCGACAATCGCGCGCATCTGCCGCCGGCTTATCTGGCGGCGATGCGTGACGCTTATGGCGGCACGCGGCTGGGGCGGCAGGAACTCGACGGCGAACTGATCGAGGAAGTGGCGGGGGCGCTGTGGTCCCGCGCGCTGATCGAGCGGTGCCGGGCACGGATATGTCCGCCGCCGAGCCGGGTAGTGGTGGGCGTCGACCCGCCCGCCGGGATCGGCGGCGATGCGTGCGGCATCGTCGTGGTGGCACTTGCCGGCGACGGGGCCGCCTATGTCGTCGAGGATGCGACCGTGGCCGGCGCCGGGCCGGAACGCTGGGCCCGTGCGGTCAACGAGGCGGCCGCGCGACACGGCGCCGACCGGGTGATCGCCGAGGCGAACAACGGCGGAGCGATGGTCGAGACGGTGCTGCGCGCGGCCAACCAGGGCCTGCCGGTCCGGCTGGTCCACGCATCCCGCGGCAAGAGCGCCCGGGCCGAGCCGGTGGCGGCGCTCTATGAAGCGAAGCGGGCCTTCCATGTCGGGGCGTTCCCGGAAATGGAGGACGAGATGGCGGGCTTGATCGCGGGCGGCGGTTATGCCGGGCCGGGGCGCTCGCCGGACCGGGCCGACGCCCTGGTCTGGGCCATGACCGAGCTGATGCTCGCCACGCCGCGCGGTCAACCGGGAATGCGGCGGCTGTAGGCCTGGCATCGCTCGCGACGGCGACTTTGCCGGCGAGAGACATAGGCCCCGGCCTTAGCCGGGGCGACCTCACATTATTGGAGCAGCAGATGCGCCTATTCGGACGAAAGGCGGCGGTAGGAGCCGTGCGCCCTGCGCTCGTGCGATCGATGCTGAGCGCGATCGGCACGGCGGAGTGGCCGCGCAGTTACGAGGCGCAGGTGCGCGACGCCTATCTGGGCAATGCGGTCGCGCAGCGGGCGGTGCGGATGGTGGCGGAGGCGTGCGGCGGTGTGCCCATCTACGCCATTCCCGACGGGCACCCAGCCGAGGCGCTGCTGCGCGGCACGGTCGCCGGGCAAGGATTGTTCGAAACGGTCGCCAGCCAGCTGCTGCTGCACGGCAATGCCTTCGTCCAGATCGTCTGCGACGGCGAGGGGATGCCGGCGGAGCTCTATCCGCTGCGCCCCGAGCGCGTGTCGATCGAGCCGGATGCGAGCGGGTGGCCGGCGGCCTACGTCTACAAAGCAGGCGAAAGCGTCCTGCGGCTGGCCAAGGCGGACGGGTTGGGCCGGCCGACGCTGGTGCACCTGAAGACGATGCATCCGCTCGACGACCATTATGGCCTCGGCTGCCTGGGCGCAGCGGTGGGAGCGGTGGCGATCCACAATGCCGCGACGCGGTGGAACAAGGCGCTCCTCGACAATGCGGCGCGGCCGTCCGGTGCGCTGGTCTACGATCCGGGAGAGCCGGGGGCGGCGTTGTCGGGTGAGCAGTTCGAGCGGCTGCGCGCCGAGATGGAGGCGAGCTTCGCCGGCAGCGCCAATGCCGGGCGGCCGATGCTGCTGGAAGGCGGGCTGAAGTGGCAGGCGATGAGCCTGTCGCCGGCGGACATGGACTTCGTCGGGCTGAAGGCGGCGGCGGCGCGGGAGATCGCGCTCGCCTTCGGAGTGCCGCCGATGCTGATCGGCCTGCCGGGCGACAACACCTACGCCAATTACACCGAGGCGAACCGGGCCCTGTGGCGGCTGACGGTGCTGCCGCTGGCGGACAAGATCCTGGGCGGGATCGGCCAGGGCCTGAGAGCCTGGTGGCCCGAGCTGAAGCTGAACCTCGATCTGGACGGGGTGCCGGCGCTGGCGGCGGATCGCGAGCGGCTGTGGTCGCAACTCGCCGGCGCGGACTTCCTGAGCGAGGGCGAAAAGCGGGTGATGCTCGGCTTTCCGGAGAGCAAGCAATGAACATAGCCGATAGTGCGAGCGTCCTCGCGCGGTTGATCGAGCAGGCGCGCGACGAGGGTGCCGACCTTGTGACGCTGCGCGCGCTGACCGAGGAGGCGACCGAATTGGGCACGCAGCGCGCGCTGGAACGGATCGGCCTGACCGATGCGCGGGCCCGCCACGACCTGGACGAGATGCGCGAGATGCTGAGCGCCTGGCGGGACGCCAAGCGCACGGCGCGCAATACGGTGGTGGCGTGGATCGTGCGGATCGGGCTGGCCGTGCTGGTGCTCGGCCTGGCGGTGAAGCTGGGCTTCATCGCGCGGGTGCAGGCATGAGCGCGGTGCGCTTCGCAGGCTATGCGGCGGTGTTCGACCGCACCGATCGCGGCGGCGACGTCGTGCGGCGCGGCGCCTTCGCCCGCGCCGTGGCGGCGGGTGGCGAGCGGGTGCCCCTGCTGTGGCAGCATCGCAGCGGCGAACCGATCGGCCGGATCGAACGCATCGCCGAGGACGAGCGCGGCCTGCGCGTGATCGCGCGGCTATCGACCGAGGCGGCGGCGGGACGCGAGGCCGCGGCGTTGCTGAAGGACGGCGCGGTCGGAGGCCTAAGCTTCGGGTACCGCGTGCGATCAGCGCGACCCGGCGCAGTGCGCGAACTGACCGACCTCGACCTCGTCGAAATATCTCTGGTGACCTTTCCGATGCAGCCGCTGGCGCGGGTGCATGCGCTTGATGAGCAAGCCTGAGCGCGCTCGGCCTGGATCCCACCCGTCGTTCCCACCCCCAGACCCCTTCCGCATTCGGGACGGGGCTTTTCAGGAGACCAGTATGTACGAAGTGAAAGCGGATCCGCTCGAGCAGAGTTTCGAGGCGGCTGGCGGCGACGAGGTGCGCGAGCTGCGCGCCGAGATGGCGATGCTCAAGGCCCGGGTCGACGGGGCGGCGATCGCCTCCGCCCGGCCGGCGCTGGATGGTGCCAAGGCGGGTAGCGCGGGTGCCGAGACGCGGGCGTTCGTCGGCGGCTATCTGCGCCGCGGGGTGACCGCGGCCGTCGAGACCAAGAGCATCTCGGCCACCAGCGGCGCGGACGGCGGCTATGCCGTGCCGCGTGAGATCGATGCCGAAATCGAGCGGACGATGAAGGCGATCTCACCGATCCGGGCAATCGCCAACGTCGTGAAGGTCGGCAGTGCCGGCTATCGCAAGCTGGTGACGACCGGCGGCACCCCGTCGGGCTGGGTCGCCGAGGATGCGGCACGGCCGGAGACGGACACGCCCGATTTCGCCGAGATCGTGCCTCCGTCCGGCGAGCTCTATGCCAATCCCGCCGCGAGCCAGGCGATGCTGGACGACGCGGCGTTCGACCTGGAGGGCTGGCTGGCGACCGAGATCGCGACCGAGTTCGCACGGGCCGAGGGCGCGGCGTTCATCGGTGGCAACGGCGTCAACAAGCCGAAAGGCTTCCTGACCTATGCCGCGACCAGCGAGGCGGATGCGGTGCGGGCGTTCGGGACGCTGCAATATGTCGCCAGCGGCAGCGCGGGCGGCTTCCCCGGATCGAACCCGCAGGACAAGCTGATCGACCTCGTCCAGAGCCTGCGGTCGCCATATCGGCAGGGCGCGGTGTTCGTGATGAATTCGGCGACCGCGGCCAGCATCCGCAAGTTCAAGACTGCGGACGGCGCCTTCCTGTGGCAGCCGGGGCTGATCGAGAACCCGCCCGATACGCTGCTCGGCTATCCGATCGTCGAGGCCGAGGAAATGCCGGACATCGCCGCGAACAGCCTGTCGATCGCATTCGGCAACTTCAAGGCCGGATACCTGATCGCCGAGCGAACCGAGACGCAGATCCTGCGCGATCCGTTCAGCCACAAGCCGTTCGTGCACTTCTACGCCACCAAGCGGATCGGCGGCGCGGTCGCCAATTCCGAGGCGATCAAGCTGATGAAGTTCGCCGCGAGCTAAGGCTCGCCGGACGACCGGATCCGGCGGGCTGCCGCCTGCCGGACGCGCCGCGCGCGGGACGTTTTCTCCCCTGGCCGACCTGCGCGCGGCGCACCTTCTTCGCCTTACCCGAGCGGGGGCAATCATGAGCATATGTGTGAAACGCAGCGTCGCACCGGTCGCCTACACGATCGACTGGGGCAGAGGCTGGCTCGGCACGGCGGGGATCGTCGCGTCGGAGTGGACGGTCGATGGTCCGCAGGGTGGTCTCGCCGCGATCGGTAGCGAGGCTTCGGACGGAGTGACCCGGGCGACGATCACCGGCGGCGTGCCGGGCGCGCAATATGCCGTGCGCGGCCATGTCAGGCTTTCGGACGGACGAAGCGCATCGCGGACGCTGTCGGTGCAGATCGGAGGCGGGCGATGAGCGCGGCGACGGACGCCGTGCCGGTCGCCGCCGAGAGTATCGCCGAGGCCAAGGCGCATCTGCGGTTGGAAGGCGATGGCGAGGATGCGCTGATCGGTCGGCTGATCGGGGCGGCGACCGCCCTGTGCGAGAGTTTCACCGGCACCCAGCTGATCGCGCGTCCAGTGCGCGAGACGATCCCGGTCGGCGCGGACTGGCGACGGCTGAGCCTGACGCCGGTCATGTCGATCGATGCCGTCGCGATCCTGGGCGCCGACGGCACCAGTGTCACGCTGCCGGTGGATGCCTATGCGATCGACATCGACGCGAACGGTGACGGATGGGTGCGGGTAAAGCATCCGGGTTCCGCCCGGCGCGCGATGGTCCAGTACCGGGCAGGGCAGGCGGAGAGCTGGGCGACGCTGCCCGAGACGCTGCGGCAGGGCATCACCCGGCTGGCGGCGCACTTCTACAGCCACCGCGATGCCGCAGACGATGCGGGGCCGCCGGCAGCGGTGGCCGCCTTGTGGCGGCCGTGGCGGCGGATGCGCCTGCGATGAGCGGCGAACTGGCGGGGCGGCTTCGCAATCGCGTGGCCATCGAACGACGCGAGGCGGATCGGGGCACTCTGGGCGGCGCGAGCGGCGCCTGGCTCGCCGTGGGCCATGCCTGGGCGGACCTGGTGCCGGCCGGGACGGGCGAGCCGGTCGCGGGCGAGGCGCGCAACATGGCGCCGCGATGGCGGGTGACGCTGCGCACCGGCGCCGATGTGGCGATCGGCGACCGGCTGGTCTGGCGCGGACGCAGGCTGCGGGTGCGGCGACGGATCGAGGATCCGGCGCTGCCGGATCGCCTCACGATCGAAGCGGAGGAGGAACGGTGATGCGCGCTATCCTTGCCCGTGGCCGCGAACTCGGCGCGCGGCGCACAGCGGAGCTGATCGATGCGCTGGTCGAGACGGCCGAGGCCGAACTGCCCGCCGACCTGAAGGTCGAGCGGCAGGCGGACGGCATCAGTATCGCTGGGCGTGGCCTTGCTCGGCGTATCGCCTTCGATCCGCGGCTGCGCAGCCTGGCCCTGCTGCTGAAGGGGATGCGGCAATGAGCGGCGCGGCGGAGGTGGTGCAGGCCGCCCTGGTGTCGGCGTTGGCCGACCATGCTGGCCTGGCGAGCGCGGTCACCGGCATCTTCGACGGGCCACCGGCGCAGGCCGACTTTCCCTATGTCGCGATCGGTGCCGGCGTGACCGGCGACTGGAGCCACAAGACGGGGCGCGGCCGGGAGCACCGGTTGGCGGTGACGATCTGGGACGACGGCGAGAGTCCGGCGCGGCTCCACCGCCTGATGGCCGAGGCCGAAGAGGCAATCGAGGCGATCGATCCGGCGATCGAGGGGCATCGCGTCGTCAGCCTGATCTTCCTGCGATCGCGGGTGATCCGGGATGCGGACGGGCCCTGGGCGGGCATCGTCGAATATCGGGCGCGCACGCTCGAAAACTGAACAGCCAAGGAGATTTCGAGATGGCAGCCGAAAAGGGAAGCGCGTTCCTGCTGAAGGTCGGGAACGGCGCGTCGCCGCCGGTCTATGCGACGGTGGCGGGGCTCAGGACCACGCAGCTGTCGATCAACGGCGAGGCGGTGGTGATTACGTCGAAGGATTCCGGCGGGTGGCGCGAGCTGCTGTCCGGCGCGGGCGTGCGATCGGTTTCGGTGGCAGGAAGCGGCATCTTCACCGGATCCACAGCGGAGACGCGGCTCAAGGGCAATGCGCTGGCCGGTCTGATCGACGATTACGAGCTGAGCTTCGAGAGCGGCGAGCGGCTGCGTGGGCGCTTCCTGCTGACGCGGCTCGACTATGCCGGGGATTTCAACGGCGAGCGTAGCTACGCCCTGGCGCTGGAAAGCTCCGGCGCGGTGGCCTCCGCGTGAACCCGGCGCGAGGCGAGGCGGCGATCGAGATCGCAGGCGCGGTGGTGACGCTGCGGCCGACCTTCGAGGCGCTTGTCGCCGCGGAGGAAGAGCTCGGCCCCTTGTTCGCGCTGGTCGAGCGGGCGGGCTGGGATTGAGGGAGATCGTGGCTTTGCTCTGGCATTGCGCGGTCCCGCCCGACGGCATGGACCGGCCGCGGTTTTCTGAAGCGGTGGCTGCGGCCGGGCTGGCGCGGGCCACGCCAGCGTTGCGCGTGCTGATCGGCCAGATCCTGCAGGGCAGGTGAGCATGCGCTTTGCCGAACGGGCGGCGCGACTGGCGGGGGTGGCCGCCGTGCTTGCGGGATGGCGCCCGGAGGAATTCTGGCGGGCGACACCAGCCGAGTTGTCCACGGTACTCGAGGCGCTCGGCGGTGACGAGGCGACAGGCGCCGGCACAGACGATCTCACGCGGTTGAAGGAGATGTTTCCCGATGGATGAGGAAATCGAACGGCTGGTGGTCAGCGTGCGCGCCGACACCAATGCCTTCGCCGCCGACGTGGCCGCGATGCGCGGCGAACTGGAAGGCCCATTGGGCGCCGGCGCGGATCGCGCCGGCCGCGCAATCGAGTCCGCTTTGACCAGGGCGGCGCGAAGCGGCAAGCTGGGCTTCGACGACCTGCGCCGGGTGGCGCTGTCGACGCTGAGCGAGATCGCATCGGCGGCGATCAGCAGCGGTGCCGGCGCGCTGTTCGGCGGTGGTGGCGCCGGCGGGTTGCTGGCAACGGGCACGCGGCTGGTGACGGCGGCGCTGGGCCTGCCGGGGCGCGCGACGGGCGGGCCGGTGTCGCCAGGGCGGGCCTATGTGGTCGGGGAACGAGGCCCCGAGCTGTTCGTGCCGACGACGAGCGGACGTGTCGAAACGGGCGCGGCGCGGCAGGGCAGGGACGTGCGCGTGTCGATCACGCTGAACGCGCCGGCCGGGAGCGCGCCCGAGGCGCTCGGTCGGTCGAGCCGGCAGGTGGCGCGCGCCGTTCGTGCTGCCCTCGATGCAGCGGAGCGCTGAGCGATGGGATGGCGGCTGGCCGGCGCGGAGGACGCCGCGTTCGCGCGCGAGCATGGCAGCTTCATCAAGCGTTTCGACCCGCAATACTGGACGGTCAACTTCCCGCGCCCGGCGATGGCGGCGGTGACGACGACGGCGCCAGACGCGCTTCGGGTCGATGCGGTGTTCTACAAGGAAGACGATCTGGTGGGGCTGATCTGGGCGGCGGAGGATGAGTATGATCATCCGCTGTTGCGCTACGAAACGTCGCGGGACTTCCGATCCTGCCAGTTGCGGTTTCACTGGCACTCAGCGGGGATCAAGCCGCTCGACGCGATCGACGGGCCGACCCTGACGATCGAAGGGCGCGACCAGTCGGGCGTGCCGCGCGCCTGGTATGTGCGGTTGTGGAACTATGCGGTCGGCAGTCCCGAGAATGCGACCGTCAGCCTGGACTTCGCCACCCTAAGCGGTGGCTTCCTGTTGCCGGAAGAGGCGGACCCGGTGTGGTGCGGCGATATCGACCGGATGTTCATTTCGATCATCGCGCCCGATTACAGCAAGGTGGACACGCCGCTGTCCACGCCCGCCGAGGGGTGGGTCGCGATCAGCGACATTGCCTGCGACGGCCCGGGATCGGTGCTGGCGATCGGCGACACGATGGTTCCTGCGCATTCGCTGCGTATCGCCACCGGGTATGACGACAGCTACAACCAGACCCCGGCCCGGCTGCTGCGCAACGCCTTCCAGCTCGGATACCGCAAGATCATTAACCACTATGTCGGCATGAGCCATTATTTCCGGCTCCGCTGGGATGAGGTGGAGGGGGCGTTCCTGGTCGATGCGGCAGCGCCGGGGCTCAACGCGGGCTGTGCGGCCTGGCATGCCGACTTCGCCAGTCGAGCAAAGCCGTTCGGATACGGGATCATCCTGTCTCTGTCGTACGAGCTGTTCGATGCGCATGCGCCTTCGCCGTGGAAGCAGCGGGCGGAGAATGGCGACCGGGCGCTGACGGGGTGGGTGCCGCCTTCGACCTTGCTTTCTCCCGCCAGTGCAGAGGCGATGACCTATCTCCAGAAGGTCGCGCGGGCATTTGTGGGCGTAGCCGTCGACGCGGGACAGCCGGTGCGTTTCCAGGTCGGTGAGCCGTGGTGGTGGATCCTCGCGGACGGGCGGCCCTGTCTCTACGACGATTCGGCGCGGGCCGCCTTCGGCGGGGCGCCTGTTTCGATCCCGAACGTGCGCGGGCCGATGACGTCGGCGCAGACCGCGCTGCTCGACCAAGCGGGCGCACTGCTCGCAGCCTCGACGGCAGAACTGTGCGATGCGGTCCGGAGCGTAGCGGCGGGGGCCGAGCTGCTGCTGCTCGCATATCTGCCGACGGTACTCGACGCGACGGCGACGGAGGTGAAGCGAGCGACCCTTCCGGTCGGGTGGGCAAGCCCGGCCTTCGATCGGCTGCAGCTGGAAGATTATGACTGGGTGATAGCGGGCAACCGCAGTGCGACGGCGCGGGGCATCGTCGAGGCTACCGCCCGCCTCGGCTATCCGGTCGGCGAGCAGCATTACTTTGCGGGTTTCGTCCTGCTGCCGGAGCAGGCCGAGCTGTGGGCCGACATCGACGCGGCCGCGGAAGCGGCGCTGAGGCGCGGGACGGCCGAAGTCTTCATCTGGGCTCTGCCGCAGGTGACGCGCGACGGGTTCGTCCACTTCGAAATCGTTGAGGAGGCGGATATGGATGCATTCGACGATGTGAGCTTCCCCATCGCCCTGGGGCGAGAGGCGAGCGTGGAGGCCGGCTTCTCGACGGCGGTCGTCACCACCGCGTCCGGCCACGAGCAGCGAAACGCCGACTGGAGCGACGCACGGCTGCGCTTCGATGCCGGGCCGGGCGTGCGATCCGAGGCGGACATGCAGGCGCTCATCGCCTTCTTTCGGGCACGGCGCGGGGCGGCCAAGGGGTTCCGCTTCCGTGACCCGTTCGACGACAGTTCGAACGGGATGACGGGGGCGCCCGGCTATTCCGACCAGCTGCTTGGCATCGGCGACGGGGTGCGTACCCGTTTCTCTCTGGTGAAGCATTATGGCGGCGGGGACGAGCCGCAGCGACGTTACGTTACCCGCCCGATCGCCGCCAGCGTGCGGATCGGCGTCGGCGGTACCGAGAGCCATTCCGGCTGGTCGCTCGGGCCGGGCGGAACGATCGACTTCGCGGCCGCACCGGCGGCGGGAAGCCCGGTGACGGCCGGCTTCCGCTTCGACGTGCCGGTGCGCTTCGCCGAGGATCGGATCGAGGTCAACCGCGCCGGGTTTGCGGCAGGCGAGGCGGTATCGGTACCGCTGGTCGAGATCCGGGAGGCCTGAGGCAATGGCATCTTGGCTCGATCCTGCGCTGACGAGTATCGCCTTGTGCTGGCGGATCGACCGCCGCGACGGGGTGACGCTGGGCTTCACCACCCACGATCGCGATATGGTCCTGGCGGGCATGACCTATCGTGCCGCACCGGGCATGCTGCCCTCGGCGATCAGCGTGTCCGACGGGTTCGACGTGGACACGCTGGATGTGGCCGGGGCGCTGACCAGCGACGCGGTAACTGCCGAGGACCTGTCCGCGGGGCGATGGGACGGCGCGCGCGTGCGGATCTTCGCGACCGACTGGCAGACGCCCGGATCCGACGTTCTTGCCTTGGCCCGCGGCGAACTCGGCGATGTCGGTGCGCGTGACGGCGGGTTCACCGCCGAACTCCGAGGGCCGACCGCGGCGCTCGAGCGACCGGTGATTGAGCAGACCTCACCCGAATGCCGCGCCGAACTGGGCGACAAGAGATGTCGAGTCGATCTGTCGGGGCGACGGCGACTGGCGACGATCCTCTCCGTCGTCGATGGTTCGACGCTGGAGCTCAGCACTGCCGAGCCCACCGCAAACGCTTATGGCTACGGCCGGCTGCGCTGGACGGAGGGAGGTAATTCTGGCCTGACCGCCGCGATCCTGAGTTCCGACGGAGCGTTCGTCACCCTGCGCGATGCCCCGCCCTATGCCGCTGCCGTCGGCACGCGGGTCGAGATCATCGAGGGGTGCGACAAGGCATTCGACACTTGCCGCCTGCGTTTTGCGAAACGCGTCAACTTTCGCGGCGAGCCTCACTTGCCGGGCAACGACCTGCTGACCCGTTATCCGGGAGCCTGACACGATGACGAACATGCAGGACGCGGTCGCCGACGCGGCGATCGCGTTGATCGGCGTGCGTTTTCGACCGCAAGGGCGAAACCCGCGCTTCGGGCTCGACTGCGTGGGCCTTGTGGCGGCTGCGCTTGCGCGGGCGGGCCGACCGGTCGTGGTGCCGGATTGCTATCCGCAGCGGGGCGGCGATCGGGCGCAGGTGGCGGCCGCGATCGATGCGATGCCCGGGATGGTGCGGATCGAGCCCGAAGCCATCTGCCCCGGTGACATCCTGTTGATGGAGCCGCACGCGACGCAGCGCCACTTCGGCATCGTGACAGTGTCGGGGATTGTTCACGCGGATGCAGGGCTTCGCCGCGTGGTCGCGACGCCGGGCGGACCGCCGTGGCCGGTGACCGGTGCCTGGCGGTTGGTGGAGGAAGACTGATGGCAACTCTGGTCCTGACGACGATCGGCACCATTGTGGGCGGGCCGATCGGCGGTGCCATAGGGGCCGTGATCGGGCAGGGGGTCGATCAAAGGCTGTTGGCACCGAAAGGGCGCCGCGGGCCCCGCCTAGGCGATCTGACGGTGCAGACATCGAGCTACGGATCGGCGATCCCGAAGCTGTTCGGATCGATGCGTGTGGCGGGAACCGTCATCTGGGCAACGGACCTGCGCGAGAGCCCGGAGACGAGCGGCGGCGGCAAGGGCCGGGCCGGCGGCACCTCGTACAGCTATTCCGTGTCGTTCGCCGTCGCCTTGTCCGGGCGGCCGATCATCGCCGTGCATCGGATCTGGGCGGACGGAAAGCTGCTTCGCGGATCCGGCGAGGACTGGAAGAGCGAGACGAAATTCCGTCTGTATCGCGGGAGCGAGGCCCAGGCCGTCGATCCGCTGATCGCCTCTGCCGAAGGGCCAGGTCAGACGCCGGCCTATCGCGGCATGGCCTATGTGGTGTTCGAGGACCTGCAGCTCGCCGACTTCGGCAACCGCATCCCCTCTTTGTCTTTCGAGGTCGAGGCGGAGAGCGGGCCGATTACGATCGGAGCGATTGCGGCGGAGTTGAGCGCCGGCGCGGTTTCGGGCGACACGGATGAAAGCGTCTCCGGTTACGCAGCGAGCGGCGACAGCGTTCGGGGTGCGCTGGAGACGCTTTCAATCCTGACGCGGATGCCGATCGTGGATGACGGATCGGTCCTGAAGATCGGCGGCAGAGCGGCGGAGGTCATCGGCGAGCGAGATCTCGGCGCGACTGCAACGGGCGCGCGACGCGGGCGGCTGGACATCGAGCGGATTGCGGCAGGCGTGCTGCCCGACGAGGTGGCGATCAGCTATTACGAGCCGACGCGCGACTATCAGGCCGGGCTGCAACGCGCTCGACGCGGTGGGCCGGGACGTCGGGTGGACAGTATCGACCTGGCCGCGGCCCTGTCGGCCGAGCATGCCAAGGCGGCGGCCGAGCGGCAGCTGGGGCGGACCTGGGCCGAGCGGGTGCGGGCAACGGTCTCGCTGCCGCCACGATCCTTGTCGCTGAGGGCAGGTGAGCTGGTGCGGCTGCCGGGGCGGAGTGAGACGTTCCGAATCTCCCGCTGGACGCTGGAGCATATGGCGCTGGAACTACAGCTGGTCGCCAGCTCCGGTCCGACGGCTGCGCCGCAGCCGGCAAGTCCCGGCCGCACGGTGCCGGGGATGGACCAAGCCGCCGGCACGACCCTGCTGGAGTTGCTCGATCTGCCGCCGCTCGACGACAGCGCGGCCGGACCGCGGCTCTGGATCGCGGCGGCCGGCACGCAGGCTGGCTGGCGTAAGGCGCAGCTCCTCGCCACCCTCGACGGAGGGGCGAGTTACCGAACGATCGGACAGACCGCCGGAAAGGCGGTGATCGGCACCACCCTCGGTAGCCTCCCACCTGGCGAACCGGCGCTGTTCGACACGACATCGACGATCGAAATCGAACTGGCCGATCCGGCGGCTTGGCTGGAAAATCGCGACGACGATGCGCTCGCCGCCGGCGCGAACCTGGCGATGCTGGGCGAGGAGCTGATGCAGTTCGGTGTGGCCGTGCCGATCGGCGAAGGTCGGTTCCGGCTGGGCAGAATGCTGCGCGGTCGGCGCGGGACGGAGGCAGCCATGTACGCTCATACGGCCGGCGAACGGTTCGTACTCGTATCGGCAAGCACTTTGCTGCCGTTTGAGGCGCCGCCGAGCGCGATCGGCACGACGGTGCGTATCCTTGCAGCGGGCGTGGGCGATGCCGAGGGCGTGATGGGCGAGGCGCTACTGACGGGACGGGCGATGCGACCCGTGGCACCGGTCCATCTGAGCGCGAAGCGGCTCAGCGACGGCACGATCCGGATCGGCTGGGTACGGCGGAGCAGGGCGGGCTGGGCGTGGCTCGACGGCACCGACGCGCCGGTTGGCGAGGAGGCGGAGCGTTACGCTCTGACGATAACTCCAGATATCGGCGCCGCGAGAACGGTGGAGACGATAGTTCCCGGCTTCGAATATGCGACCGCGGCTCAGGCGGCGGACGGCACGACGGCCGCGACAACGAGCCAAGTCACCGTGGCACAGGTCGGCGCGTTTGCGGCGTCGGCCCCGGCCAGCCGCCTCTTCACCATCTGAAGGATCTGCCATGACCGAGACCAGCGCACGTTTCGCCCTGCCGTTCATTCAGCCTGGGCAGGCGCAAAAGGAACTTTTCCACAATGAGGCGCTCGCGACGATTGAAATCGCGGTGCAGGCCGTCGTCCTGTCGGCGAACCTGGCGGCACCTCCAGAAGATGTCGAACCGGGGCAATGCTGGATCGTAGCGAGCGGCGCGACGGGTGGATGGGTCGGCCGGGACGGGACTATCGCCGGCTGGACAACGGGTGGTTGGCGCTTCGTCGTTCCCCAGCGCGGCATGGCGGCGTGGAGCATCGTCGACGACGTGTGGCTGCAATGGAACGGAACGGAGTGGATCCCGGGCAGGATCAGCGGGAGAAGCCTGTCGATCGATGGCTCTCAGGTCGTCGGGCCACGCCGTGCCGCGATCGCGGATCCTGCCGGTGGAGGCATTGCTGATGACGAGGCGCGGACGGCGATCACGGCCATATTGGAGACGCTCCGCGGCCACGGCCTGATCGCCGTCTGA